AGGCTGACCGTCGCTGCGCTGTCATGCGTCGCAACCGTCGAGCCATTCTGCGCCCGCTCCACCGTGATCGTCGATCCGACTACCTGGGAGACGTGCATCAGCTCGTCACCGCAGCGTAGCATCCAACCTACCTGGCAGTCGGCCAGCGTGAAGCTCGTTGCAGACGACGAGAGCGCAGCCGCCAAAGCGCCCACGGCGGACAGGGTAGCAGGATAGCCCCACCAGCCCGTCACCGTGATCTGCTGGCGCCGGGAGAGCGACCAGACCCACGTCCGGCTGCTCACGAGTTCCAGCATCGCCTTGGGGGAGTTGTTGGCCGGGTAGAGCGCGTAGTCCGAAGCCGCCAACGTTCCGCCTGCGTCCACCACCGAGACAACACTCAGCAGGTCATCCTCGAACCACAGCTTCATGCCGCTGTCTGGGATGTCGAACTTCTTCGCCGCGTACTGGGGCAGGAAGACCCGGCGCGCTTCGCCCTCTAGCCACCTGCTGGCCCGTTCGATGGCGCGGCCGAGTGTGGCATCCTGAGAGGCTCCCGTGATGCCCTGGTCAGCTTTGAAGTCGTCCAGTCCCAGGTACCAGCGCGCCATGCTACGCCGCCTTGCCCTTGACCGGCTTCGCCGGCTTGGCATCTTCAGCCGGCGCATCTTGTACGGCCGCGCCCACGCCGATCAGGTACTGCGCTACCTCGTCGGGTAGCTCGAGCGCCTGACCTTCGCGCACCGGTTCGTGCCAGAAGTCACCCTGCCGAAACTTCGTGATCGTTACCTGCATCGCAGTCTCCTCGCTACACCGTGAGGTTGTAGCTCATGCCAACCATGCCAGCCTCTTTGAACTGGATGTCCAGGCGGGCCGATGCGATGATGTACCACGCATCACTGAAAGGCACCTGGCCCACGAAGATGCGCGGCCGGCGTCGCCAGCCAACCCGCGCGCCGGCGCGGTTGACGATCATGAAGCTGCCCTTGGTGTTGTTGTTGGTCGTGTTGTGGATCATGCCGTTCGCATCGGTCAAGCCGTAGTCCTGCGACTTGATGATGCTAATGCCCTTGATCCTGGCCAACTCGCCGTTCAGGATGGTTGCCCGGTCGCCGTACTTGTCCAGGGTGAGCACCTCGCTCAAATCCTCGAACTTGAAGGCGGTCGGGATGTCGCAGAGGATGACCAGCTGCGAGGGGTCAGCGCCGAAGATGCCACGAGTGCCCATCAGAGCGCGGGTCAGGTTGATGTCCTCAACCGTCAGAGCGCCGCCGTCGCGGGCGTCGGTCGTGGTCGTCACCAGCGGCTGATGGCGCAAGCCGTCCAGGGTCAGCAACCGCCAGGCGGTCGAGATCGCGCCGTTGCCGGTGTCCGAGATATTGGTGTTGGCGGTCGTCTCATCACCAGAGATCAGCAGTTCGTCGATGGCGTGCGCCAGCGCAACGCCGTACTGATCACGGAAGGTCGCCTGGGAGTTGATGATGGCGTCTTCCACCATCTCCTCAGACCAGTAGCTCAGGCCGCCGATCTTGCCGGCGCTGAACGTAACCTTGCCCGTGCCGATCTTGCTGTCAGCGGTCGGGGTTGCGCCCAGTACGAGCTGCGCCTCGTTGGTCGTCTCTGCCACCTTGTAGAAGGTGGGGTCGGCGCTTTCGATGGGCCAGTCGTAGGGCTGCGAGGGCATATCGAACTGGTCGAACACGCCCAGCACGGCGGCGTTCATCCGCACCGTGCGCCACAGCATGGCGCTCATCAAGGTGGGCACCCACTCATCGCCGTAGCTCGCCTGGGTGGAGTAGACCAACTCATCGTTCTTGGCGCCGATCTCCAAGAGCTGGACCAGGCCCTTGGCGGTCACGTTGTCGGAGAACTTGACCTGCTTCGCCAACACTTTGCCGCTGGCGTCCACCACGTCGGCCACGTCTTCGCTGCCCGCCATGTAGGGACGGGCGATGGTCGGGTCAAAGGCCGGAACCTTGACCGTCTGCTTCTGGCTGCCGGGGGCGGTGTGCCAGTCTACCACCTCATCCTCAGTCCGCATGAACTTGGCCGCTCGGGCCATCGTAGCCCGGCGGAACTGCTCCGAGGGGGCAGGCCCTTGCCCGGCGCGCGCCATCTGGCTGGCCAGGTAGAAGTCCTTGACCAAATCCAGGTCGCTCGCCCGGTCAAACTTGCTGCCCACGATGATACGGCTCAGCCGGCTCATCTGCTCGGCGTTGGCGCCGTTGCCCAGGTCGGCCACCGGGAAGGGAGGCGCGATCGGGGCTGCCTTGGGCGTCTGACCGGCGATCTCCGCCATCAACTCGGCCCGCAGCGTCTCGCGCTCCTGCTTGGCCCTGTCCTCAGCCTGCCGCTGCGCCAGTTGTTTGGCCTCGATGGCCTCAAGCACCTGAGCGGCGATAGCCTGGGGATCGGGCTGGGTCATCTTCGCCATCACCTCGGCGGCGATGGCATCAGTGTCCACAGTCATAGCATCCTCCATTGCCGGCGCTGTGCCGGCGTCAAGTAAATCTGTGCCATCGCGCAAGGCTTTGGCTATTGAAAACAGCGCCTGCTGGTGAGCAGGAACCGTCACTACCGAAATCTCCATCAAGTCCCAGCGCACAATGCGCTTCGTGCCGTCGGGTTGCATGTAGCCCAGCGCCCGGTCGCCCTTGGCCCGCACCGAGAAGGCGTTCAGGATGCCGCGCTCGATCATCTTGGCAACCTTGGCGCCCCACTCCAAACTCTTATCGATGGCTACCCGGACACGCAGGCCCAGCAGGTCAATCGCCGCCTCTACCACCTTGCCCACGGGTCTGTCCAGGTCGTGGTTGTGCAAGACGATGGGATTGCGCATGTACTCATCCAGGCCATCCTGGAACGCCTTCGGCTCGATAAAGTCACCCACCCGATCCGTAATGGCCGTCGACGCGTAGCCCTCGATGTACAGCACGTCGCCGTCGTCCGGGTCTGGCCAGCGCTTGCCCAGAACTAGGTGGAACGAGGCCAAAAACGTCTCGGTCTGCGGCGCGGCCGGCTGCGGCTCATCTACCGCCAAGCTTTCCACCTGCTCAATCAAAGTTTCATCATCCATCGACATAACTCCTAGCGCTGCGTGCCGATCCACGCCTCAAGCTCAGCGATCTCGACCTCTTTGGTGTCCAGGGAGCAGCGGCAGTTGCCGCCGCACCTGCTGTTGACCGTCGGAGGGGGCAGCACGCCTTGAAGCTGCCATCCCTGCTTGTTGTACCCGATGCAATCATCGCAGTGCTCAGCAACACCCAGGATGCGCCGCTCGATGACGACCTTGCCGGGGGATGCCTGGCGATGGTCACGCTCTGCCAGCCAATACTCCCGGCGCGCATTGCCAAGGTACATGCCGATCCGGTTCATGGCTTGCGCCGGCGTCACCGTGCCGTCCGCAATCGCCTCTGCAAAGCCGGCCAGGTAGCGATACTCAGAAGCCAGCCGGCCACCGACGTGACCAAAGTCGGCCTGCGTCAACCGCTCCCAGCCGCCGGCGCCCAAGGCCCGGTTTTGCAAGTAGAGGCGCTTTAGCTCGGTGCCAACCTGCGCCCGCCACACGGCCGGTGCAATCCGGCCATCCAGCGCCGCCTGCGTGAGCTCCTGGATCAACTGTTGCTTGGCGTTGACCTGCGCTTCCAGCAGCCGCATGACCTCGGCCCGTGCCACAAAGCGCACCTGGTTGTTTGCCAGCCGGGTCAGGTAGTTGTGCGCTCTGGGGTCATACCAATAGCCGGGCAGGTAGTCCATTGCTCAAAATCCAAGTACACACTATCTTCGTTATGTACTTTTCACGGCTGCGCCTGGGCGTGCAGCAGGCGCCGGTAACGGTTCGGGATAGCCGGCGATGCCAGCCAGTCGGCCTGCGCATCGGTCACGTCGCCGTCCTTGATCTCGCTTAAGCGTTCAACTACTTCAGCCGGCAAGGTGTCCTTGGCGGCGTCGCGCAAGTCCAGCTTGGCGACAAAGCCCACGGTGCGCTCGGCGTCCACCAGGTCAACGCCCGCAACCAGGAGCGCGGCGATCTGCGCCTCGTAGAAGGACTTAGCCACGCGCCACCACCCTGGCCGCAGCCAAGAACAGCGCCGGCAAATCACCCAGCGCCTTGGGCGTCTCAGTGTCGGCCATGTCCAGCGCCTCATCCACCAGGCGCTCGTCAGGCTCTCGCTGGCCAGCCTGGAGTATGGGCTGCTCGCGCTCCTGCTCGTCTTCTTTCGGCTCCGGCTCAGGCTCTGGCTTGCCCACCGTCGCC